CGAAGGCACGATTGAACGAGGTTATCTCGGCAAGAAACGAACAGGCTGAAGAGGCCAAGACGTGGAAAGCCAAGGCGGCCGAGTCCGACAAGTCTATTGCAAACCTGACAGCTATGCTGGCAAGTGCGCAAAAGTCTCAAGAAACAATCAATGACCTACGGCAGCTAGCCAATGACCCTGTACATGGTCCGCACGTTCGGTACCTGCACAGCGTCCTAATTGGTGAGCCGATCGAGTTTGAAGGTTCAGAACCTCTACCCGAAAATGCAACACCCGAGCAGAAGGAAGAGCACCGTCTTACTGAGATTCAAAGAGCTCAGGAAGAATTGGCAGCCTCTCTTGAAGATCAGAAGTCTGACGCAATCGTACAGAGAGCGGATTTGATTGCTGATCGCTGGTTAGAAGCACTTCCTGATGAATACACTGCGGAAGATCGTAACGCGGTTGCTCACTTGTGGACCAGTCGAGTAGACTGGAAAACAGTACAAAACAACCCCGCTGCCTTGGAACAAGTACTAACCGACTCATTCCAAGACACGTTAAATATCTACGGTCCACCAAGAGGTGCTTTGTTTACTCCAGAGCAGGTCGAAGAATTGAAACAAAAACCAAGTGGAGAAACGCCCATGGCTCTTACCCCTGAGGAAGAACTGGGACAGTTATTCGCCTCTAAAAACTATGGTAGTTTTAAATCAACAGGTAAGAAGAACTTTGCAGGCACAGAAATCATGGCTCCTGAAGTCTCAGATGATGACTTCGCACGAGACATGGCCCGAGCATTGAAGATTCAAAACCGAGGCAAATAGAACTGATTATTCTCCGAGACGTGGAGTAATCTAATGATTACGTTTGAAACACTAGGCGATATGCTCCTACGTCGGTACGTTGTGGACTTCATCGCCCAGATGCAGCAATTGAGTGCTCCTATCTACTCACAGCTTAGAGAGAACACTCGATTCGTTCCATCTGGTGACGGTGCTTACTTCCCAGTACGGATCGACGGAAATGAGCAAGGTGGCGGTTGGCGGGCAACCGATGACAACCAGCTACCAACAGCCGGTAACGAGCGGGTAAAGCAGGCTAGAGTACGACCTAAGAAGTACTACCATGTAGTAACATTCTCAGGTCTTGCCGAGGCTGTTTCAAAGAACGGTGGTGAGGACGCATTCGCTTCTTCAATTACCGACGCTCTTGCACAGGCAGTAAAGCGGACAGGTGCCAACTTCGAGGTTAACTTCCTACGAAGCGACGGTACAGGTCGGCTTTCAAATGTTAGCGGTACACAGAATGCAGATACAGTAATTGAAGTTGACGATGCGCGGCCATTCCGAACAGGAATGTTAATCGAGTTCTTGAATAACAGTACAGGTGTCCGGATTGCCGGTCCTGTTCGAGTTCTTTCAAGAGACGTATCAGTTGGCACAATTACAATTAGCTCTGCTGTAACTCTTGCAGACGACGACGGTATTTACGTTTACGGTGAACAGTCAGGCAATGCGGCTACAGTTGAGACTACAGCCCTTGGTCTACCAGCTATCGTAAGCAATACCGGCACAATCTACAACATCAGCCGGACAACCTTCCCTGTTCTACAGTCGAAGGTTATCACAGTATCAAGCACAGCCCTAGACGAGTCGCTATTGCGGCGACTACGAAAGCAGCTATTGACTGAAACTGACACTGCATCTCTTGACGGCTTCGTAATGATTTCTAACTGGGATCAGTACGACAGATACACAGAGATCGCATTGCCATTCAGACGATTCAATGACATGCGACTAGAGCTTGGCGCTCAGCAGGAGTTGACAACATTCGAAGGACGGCCTTGGCTAATTAGCTGGGCTGCTGATCCTGCGATTGTCTACATGCTGAACCTTGGTGCTATCGAGCGAGGCGTGGTTCGACCACTATCAATCGACGAACGAGTAAACATGGCATGGGTTCCAGGTCAAGACTCGTTTACAGTATTGATGAAGTACTACGGCGAAAACGTAGCTCGGCTGATTAACCAGACAGCTAAGATCACAGGACTAAGCACACCTACTTACTAATTCTCTGTAGGCTCTTAGGACTGACAGTATGAATTTAGGGGGGCAGGGAAATCGCCTTGCCCCCCTATTTTCTTGACCAAGGAGAAATAAATAATGCCAAGAATATTTCCATTATCAGAGTACGACTCTGCCGATCTGAGAAACGGAACAGTACTTAAGACATTCCTTGTAGAGCACCTTACTGGCGCGGACAGTACTCTATGGGTGGATCAGACAGCGGTATCTGTTGCCGAACTCCCAATATCGGGAAACGGACTAGCAAAGTCAAGCGTCACAATCGCTAATGCTTCTGCTACAGACGGTGTAGTAGAAGTAACAGTTGCTTCTGCCGCAGCTTCAGGTACATACCTGCTAGTAGTAAGATTCCAAGGCTCGGGAGCTGGTATCGGCTCATACAAGCTAACATAAGGAAGGAGTATAGAAAATGGCACCAAAGATGTTTCCTGATTTTCAAACCTTCCTAGACACTAGAGATGGCGATACAATCGGTGTAACAAAAGTTACAATGGTTACCGGAGAAGATTGGTTCATTCTTCCAAACGCGACAGATGCTCGGATTCTTGTCCCTGTATATGGACAAGCACCACCGAACTTCTATCTACATGCAGATCAGAACCGATTTACAATTGATTCTAATGCAGGCATTCAGTACACAGTTGTATCTCGACACCGAGGTATGATTAACTACGGCTCGGAGACATAATATGTTCAAAAAACTAGTACTAAAGCTAGCTAAGAGCGTACTTTCCGAAATTGTAGAAGAGATTCTACAAGCAGTAGTAGATGAGGTACAGGAAGAAGTAGAAAAGCTGTCCAAACTTACTGAAAAGGAACGGGCAGCAGCCAACATGGTGTTGGATTTAGTTGAAGAGCGAGCAGTCAGCCTACTAGCTGACAAGCTTGCAAGCCTATAAGGAGGCCATAAAATGGCAGACGGCGATTACAACGTAAGAGAACTAGGCAGAAGCCGAATGCAGGGCGGAGGCCACAACCTTGCCGGTGCAGCAAAGAACGATAAAGTAGTAATCTGGGGTCAGATTGCTTACACATACAACACCGGTGGATTGGTTGTTCCCCCAAGCAGACTTGGGTTATCAGCAATAGACATTATTATGTTTGGTAATGTACTAGGCCCATCCAGTGCAGCTCCAACAGAATCCGCACCTTGGCACGCTGTTTATACAACAGCAGCCGAAGGTAGCGGTAATGTAATAGTTGAAGATACAGCCGGCAATGAGCAAACCGACTCGACAACAAGTACTTTAAGTTTCTTTGCTGTCGGTTCGGCTCTAAACGCAGACCTAACATAACGCTTTGAAGCAAGGGCCAGGGTGACCTGGCCCTCTTCTAATCCTATGCTTACCTGCGCTGGCTGTGGAAGAACAATCAAGCCTGTCCGAACATCGGGCCGGCGACCTAAGTATTGTGTATTTTGCAGACAGAAAAAACAGGATGCATGGAGAAAAAAGCAAAAGGAGAAAATAAATGGCAGCAAGAACACCAGCATATAGCTTCGTTGTTGCGTTAGGTCCGATTAAGTGCGAGATAATGAACATCGCAGTAGTCAACGACACTGATACAGTAACTTCAAAGCTAGTAAGACCTTTATTTGCTATAGCTACAAACAACACAGACGGTGCTCCTATGACGGCTGTAATCAATGTAGCTGTCAGCGGTAAGACTCTTACATTTAACAGTACAGACTTAACAGGCGATAACGACGAACTGAACGTTCTAGTGTTTGGTTTCTAAAGATAGTAGATTCTGGGGAGAATCTTATGAGACGAATGTGTAAGCCTGGCATTGATTTGCCAGCTTGGTTCTATCACGACCTAAAAAGCATTGACTCTAAATTAGAGTTCGTATGGCATGAGTTCCGAACGCTATACGATGACGTTATGAATAGTTACACTGGGTCTTTTGAAGAGAGCCGGTATAATATCCATAACGAGTTTGGACAGGAATTATGGGGTTATCCTTTGACCAATGGTCAAGGTAACCCCATTCCTGAACATTCATGGCATATCTGGCGCCAGCAATGGCCCCACGGTCTATGTCATGTAATGAAAATTGAAAGCACAGAAAGTGGTTATTTGAACGTGCTGCTTTCAAGACTTCATCTTCAGGCCAACTCTACACCTAGAAAGTATCAGCGAAAGATGGCTGAAGAAGCCGAAGAAAAAAGACTCAAGGAACAAAAGCAAACAAAAGATTTGATGGCTGATGTTCAAGCTGCCAACGCTGGCTTTTTGAACAAGATCAAGGATAATGCCGCGCGAGGTCTTTGGAAGCCGACAAACCCAACCAAGGACGCTATCTATAGTTTCCCTGGACAAAAGAATCGTTCTCGCATTATTAGACCATTAGAAGATCACGAAGGAGGTTTGATACTCCCAGACGATTGGAAGAAGTAGGAGTCCTAAATGGCGGAACTTACCAACACCCTTCAGCAATACATCGTCCGGGTTCGGCGATATCTACGAGAAGACGATGCTTCTATAAGTCATTGGCCTGACTCGTTTGTTAAACAAATATTTAACGCTTCTTATCGTAAGAGATGTGCCGAACTTATACGCGCACATGAAGGCTACTTTACATTAATAGGCACTAAAGACATTGTAGCTGACCAAGGCCGATATGCATGGCCTCCTGGTTTCTCAAGACTTCTAAAGATTGAACTTGTTCGTTCAGATGATAGCCGAGTCCCCTTGCAAAGGGAAGAACGGCACTATGCTAGATATACACCTTCCGATCAAAGCGGAAACACCCAAGACTCATACTATCCTAATTTCCGACCAGTAGGTTCAGGATTCGTCCTAGAGCCTGCTCCTAACTATGATCAAACTCAAGGGATCTGGATGGAATGGAACGGTCTACCTGAAGAGCTTACGGCTGACGGTGACACTGTTCACTCAGATTTTCCATTCATCCTAGATGAGATATTAGTCCTAGATACTGCTGTTTCTTTATTCGATGCAGAAGGAATGCAGGAGTCTGGGCAACTTAGAACTCTTCTAAGACTACGAGCAGAATGGGCTGAAGAGTTTTCACAGTTTGTGAATTCGAGAATGATCCATAGACAGAGGGTAACCCCATTCCGGGGACCTTACAGTGATGCCTAATGAGCGACCGACCAAAGATGCCCTTCATCGAGTTAATCGGTTGGCAGGGTATTTATACTAAGTCTAGTCCAGAAGTTCTAAAAGAATCCCAGCTACGAGAAGCTCAGAACTGCGACTTCTTTGAGGAGTACGGATCTGTCGCTAAAATTAAAGGCTCAAGCCGGGTTCTATCGTCTATTTATAATGAAGGAGCTGCGGCTCTTCCAATCTCATGGGTTGGATTCCACAAAGCTCCCGACCTAGATGGCTCGATTCTGCGGCATATTCTTGCCGCTACAGGAACCCGGCTCAGCCGAGTGAACAGTGATGGAAGCCTAACAACTCTCGCGACCGGGCGACGATCCGGCAGGTTCCACACTTCTGCTCGGCTGGGTCGCTTTACTTTCATTTCTAATCAAAATCCAGACCTTGTTGGCGATGGCGATAAAATGGTTAAATATGACGGTTGTGTCATATCTAACTGGGGTCTTACTCCGCCCGGTCAACAGGAAACTATCAGAGACAATTTTGATAATCAAGCTTCTTGGACTAAGAATAATGTAACAGGTTCAAACGAAAGTATCATCACATGGGATGGTGCTTCGATGGGCTTGGACAAGACAGGTTTGACTGATCGAATTTTCTCAATAGAAAAAGAGTTCAATTTTTATGTTCAAATAGATCACCTTGGCAACGAGGACGATAGGAGTTCGTATTTCTCTCCACCAGACAGGCTTAGCTTCTTTACATTTATTCCTTGTGGTCATCTAACTGCATCGGACCAGGACCCAAGCGGGTTTTTTACCAATAGGAAAGAAGAAGCTATAGCCGTCTGGGTGTCTCCTAATGCTGGAGATTTTAATACAAACTGGAAGTTTTATTTTAGTATTGGTGATTTAGTTGAAGGTTGGAATAAACTTGATTTAGATTTTTCGACTACAACTAATGCCATTCAAACCCCATTTTCAGGTGGTTTCTACCCAGAAGTTCAAAATGTTAAAAGGATGAAATTCGAGTTTAGGCTTCAAGATCCTTCAACTCAGATGGAAGGCTTGAAGATCGATAAGCTGGTTAACTTTGACCAAGGTACTCCTGTGGTTGAAGTAGAAGGAACTGGAGACTTTTCAGGTACGTATAAATACCGAGTAGCTTTCGTAAATAAATATGGCTTTGTATCTAACGCTGGTCCAGCTAGTTCATCTGTTACAGCTAGCGATAATGCTCAGTTAACTCTAACTAGAATTCCTTTATCAACAGATCCTCAGGTAATCAAGAGACGAATCTATCGAACTGTAGCCAACGGATCGGTATATCTTTTCCTTGATGAAATCCCTGATAATATAACGACAGAATACATTGATATAATTCCAGATGGTAGCCTTGGAAATGAAACACCACCGCTAGCTGGTGATTTTTCTCTGGACAACTCTCCACCTCCAAAGGGAGCGATTGTTGCCCAATGGAAGCGAACAGTGTTTATTGCTGGAGACCCACAGAACCCAGAAAGTCTTTACTTTTCAGACGATAATGAGCCTGAGAGTTTCCCTCTAATCAATGAGTTCATTCTAGACGCCAAGATTACTGCTATGTACGAGACTTATTCTAATTTAGTAATTGAAACTGAGACTGGAAAGTATCAAATAATAGGGGATAACCCAGACTTCTCTTTGAACAAAATAATTGAAGGAATAGGTTGTGTAGGTAGACGGGCCGCTGGTTCAGCTAGAAGATCAGGCTATACGGTAGACCGTGACGGAATGAGAATATATGATGGTAGTGACGTTGTAAAAGTAAGCGAAGCTATTAGAGATAAATATGACACAGAACTTGAAAAAGTAAATATTGAGTTAATGCATACGGTTCACAGCAAGAGGCGAAACACTATCCTAGAATGGAACCCAGATGCAACAGCCGTAAGTTTGTCTACTCCATATCCTATTTATGATTCATGTTTCTGCTGGCAGTATATGGTTGATGACGCAACCCAAGGACAGTGGAGTGAGATGGTTCTAGGTAATAGTGTTAACATTCTAGATGCCGAAGAGATTGAAGATGCTAACGGAGACGCTAGAATATATGCTGGAGCTGCTGATGGTATGATCTATGAGCTTCTAAACGATTCATCGAAGAACTTTGTTAATGCCTCTGGTACAGCTTCGGCCATAGATTCATTTGTCCAGACTACTTATATTAGACCTGGGGAAGCCGGCCTTGAGGTAGAAGGGGCTACAGGCCGGGTCTACCCACGATTTATTGAGATGAGAACATTCGGCGATGCTT